GCTGTAGCGTTCACGGTCTTTGGCATTGTTCAGATCCAGCGCGTCCACCAAGGCGCGGTAGCCCTCGCGGGTGCTGGCAAGCCCCAAGCCCACAGCGTTCAACTGCCCGCCCAGGTTGTCTTGCAGCCGCGCCTGTTTTTCTTGGTCGCTGTAAAACTTGTCGTAATAACTGGCAAACTGGTCTTGGAAGTCTTTTAGGCCGCCCGCCGTTTGCACCAGCGCGTCACTGATAGCAATGGCGTCCTTGCCCATCGTCAGGCCGGACTGGGCGAGCGCATCATTGACAACGGCAATTTCAGAGACAATCCTCACCGTGGTCTCCAGCATCCCCTCGCCCAGCTTTTGATATTGCCCGACCATCGCGCCAAACACCGCACTGGCCATCGTGTCCAGCTGGGTGGAAATGACCCCGTTGAGTTTTTTCACCGCATCCTCGCCGGACAGGCCGTAAAGGTCAATCTTCATTTCAGGGATGACATACTGCTCGACGGCGGCCTGGGTGTTGTTGCCCAGCTGCACCGCCAGCCCCAGCATCGTGACACCCATGTTTTGGAACACGGAATCGAGCGCTTGTTGGGTCTGCACATTAAGCGCTTGGCGTTGCTCAGTGTAAGACACCGAATCAGAGCCAAACCAGCCACCGTCCACGCTTTTCTTGATGGTGGCGTACTGCTCGGCCTTTAGCGGCTGGCCGTTGATGAGGCTAAGCAAGTCAGTTGGGCTAGAGACGATACCGCCACCGGTTTGCTCGTACTTTGTCGCGCCACCAAAAATCCCGCCAATTATCCAATTGAGTATAGGGTCAAAATTAACGCCGCCTAACGACAGCACTTTATCAAACGGCCCTTTAGTGTTTGCAGACAACGCCGCACCATTAATACCGCCCGCCTGGAACAGCCGCGTCACCACATCGGTAATGCCGGTGGACAACGCGGCAATGCCTGCGTTGATGCCGCGCAGTTCGGGGTATTCCTGCGCATGGATGTCTTTGAGCGTCTTCACGACATTGCCGACCGACTGCGACTGCGCCGTGCTGTCACCCAGCACCGTGCCGGTGTCAGGTGCGGTGGGTGGTGGAGGAGTTGATATGCTACCGCCACCGCCTACTGAAAAGCCAATCGCCGCCATCGCCACCGCCATCGCCGCCATTAAGGCAAAGCCGATATATGGCCCTGCGCTGGCTTGGGTGGCCACTGCCTCAGCGGCTTTTGCCCCGCCTTTTGCCGTGCTGGCGGCAATGCTGGGGACGACCGACGCCGTCTCCGCCGCCGTCACCATGCCGATGCCGAGCATTTTCTTCATGTCCATTGCCAGCTCCACGCCGGCCAGCGCCATGGTCACGGCATGAGCGGCCTTTTGTTCGGTCGAGCCTTTTTTAAGCATCGACTCCAGCGCCCCGGCGATTTTCCGCGCCCCGCCCAGCTTGGCCTTAAGCATATCATCGTTTAGATTTAGCGCTTCGGCGGCGTATTTCCTTTCATTTTCCGCCCTGAACACCGGGTCTGCCTCTTTGGCATTCAATGCCTGGGCGGCACGGTTGTCATCCAATTTCTTGGTGCTTTTGTCGATGGATTCCACCATACTGTCAAACGCCCCCGCCATCGCATGGATGCCGCCCAGCGAGCTGTCAAAAATCGCCGCCGTCACATCGCCCAAGGTTGCCGTTTTGGTCTTGGCCTCGTCAAGCTCGCTGTTATAGGCTTTTAGCGCGGCATGGTTGGCGTCTATCTCCGTCTTGGCGGTTTCGGCGGCGGCGGTTTTGTCATACTGCACCAACAACGCCGGAACCGCCTCCGGCCTTACGCCGTCCGCCTTTAACTTCTCGGCATAGTAGGCCCGCGCCGACAGCGTCAGCTGGTTGTATTTGTCAACCAGCCCCTCCATGGCTTGTTTTTCTGCATTGTCAAATTTGGCCGATTGGTCTTTAAAGTCCAGCTCAGCGGCTAAATTAAGCAACTTTAGCTGCTGTTTCTCGTTAAATTTATCCAGGATGCCATTGGCAATGTCCCATTCCAATGCGGCGGCGCGGCCTGTTTTGCCATGCAAATCCAACTCGCGTTGCATTGCCGACACCGTGTCCGCATAGTCTTTAGCCATGCGCTCCGCTTCTTTGGCGGCTTGGTTATCTTCTTTCCGCGCGGCTTTTTGACTCTTTGCCAAATCCTGCTGCCTTAGCTTTTGCTCGTCTTGCAGGGCAAACAATTTTGCATAGGCCTCAACAGCAAGGTTTAGCTCGATAGGATCTTTAAGGGTCGCCGACAACTCAAGGCGTTTGTTTTCAAGCGGCGAATGGCTGGCGTTAAATATTTCTGTATTGACCTTTTCCATTTCTTTTTGGAAGCCGGTCAGTTTTGCCCTGTTTAGCCTGTCCATTTCATCGCGCAAATCGCCAAGCCTGGCAATGTATTTGTCAAGCGGGACTAGCCCTTGGTTGAATGCGGCGGTGATGTCCGCCGTTTTTTGCTGGAACATTTCAGCGGGTGTCCGCAATGACAAGGTCAGGTCTTTATAGTCTTGCTGGGACAAATTGGCCTTGTCCAGCTCCGTGCGGTAGGCGATTGATCCATTGACGTTGTCATCAATAGCACGGGTGTTGCGCTCGTGGGCGGCGGTTATCGTGTCGAGTGATGACCAGTTTCCGGTGATTGCCGCCTTTGAATAGGCGGCCCAATAACTGACATTTTCAAAATCATGTGCCAATTTCCCAAGATAATTCGATGCGGCATTCGCGACTGTATCAAAACCACTAAGCCACGAACCAAACTCATAGCCTGCATAACCCGCAATAGCGACATTAAGCAAATTCAATGGGTTCAGCAAAAGGCGTAGGCTGGCGGCGAATGACATGGAGGATACTGTGGCGGCTTCTTGGGCTGCGGTCAATTGTGCTGTAGTTGCCGCCATTTGGGTGTTGATCCGCGCTTGTTGTTGCCCTAAAAGACCCAGTTCCGCCAGCACTGCTGAGCGTTGTTGTTCGGCGATTGCGAGTTGTCGGGTCAGCGCTGTCCCGTTCGCCATCGCACCATAGCGCTGGATGTCGGCGCGGATGCTGGCAATGACTGCATTTGTTGCCTGCAGCCGTGCAATCGTTTCCAGTCTGGCCGCTTGTACTACAGCATTAGTCGCCTCGACATCTGCAAGCTGCGCTTGGGCATGTTCCACGATAAATTGCCTGTCCATAGCGATTGCTTGGGCATGTGCGGCGTTTATCGTAACGGCCTTTGCTTGCGCGGCGGAAAATGTTATCAGCGCGGAAAGCCCTTGGGAAGCAAACGCCAAAACGGCCACCTTACCAACAGTCACTAACCCGTCTAAAATTGGTGGCAAATTGTTGGCCAGCTTATCAACGCCCGCAGCCAGATCGCTAGTTGATTGATGTGCGGAATTGGCGCCATGGATGTAGCGCCCGAACTGGGTGTCAACATTATTAAACGCCGCCGCCACGCTGACCGGCAAGGCGTTAAACTCGGCAGTCAGTTTTTCAGACTGTGATAATAGCGCCGGAAACACTTTATCTGTTGTCAATGCCCCGGCCTCGGCCATCGCCCGCAGTGCGCCGACATTGACACCTAAGCCGTCTGCCAATGCATAGGCAAAGCGTGCGCCGTTTTCCATCACAGAATTATATTCGTCGCCGCGCAATACGCCTGAAGCAAGTGCTTGGGCGACTTGCCGTGTCAACCCCGCTTGTTCCGAGGTCGCCGTGCCGGAAATTTTAAGCGATTTGGCAAGCATGTCGACAAAGGCAACGGTATTGCCCATCGACCCACCCATCGCCTCGACCGATTTGTTTGTCCTGGTAAACAGCTGCACATTACCCTCAAGCGCAGAGTGTGTCTTTAGCGACAGGTCGACCAGTGCGCTATTGGCTAAATTAAAATCGCCAACTGATGATGTGCTCCCCTTTATACGCGCATCAAGCATTTGCAAGTTGTCGGCGTAATTCACCAGCCCCTTGCCTGATGCGTACAAGGCAATAAGCGATAAACCGCCCGCTGCAGCGCGGGCGGCACTGCCTACGTCCAGCGCATTAGTCGCCAAGCCGCTAAAATTTCTTGACGAATTGGCCGCCGACCGCCCCGCTTGGTCGGTGGCGTTGCCCATTTGGTTGATATTGCGCGTGGTCTGCGGGATGATGGACAGCGAGCCGTCGGCGTTGGCACGCAGTTGCAGGGTCAGACGTAAATTACTGTTCGCGCTCATGTCCCTAACATCTCCGTGATTTTCTGGCGGCTATCGCTTGTTTTTGTGGGTCGGTCAGGGCGATGCGCTGCTCGCCCTGCTTTTGGTCGTCTTCTTCTGCGGTGCGGTCGGCGCAGGCCTGAAGCACCCCCGCCTCAATGGCCTCGACGCATTGCAACAGCCATTGCTGGTCAGTCCGGTTGTCAACAAACAACGCGATGCGGCTGATGACGGCGGCGTGGTCAAGCCCGGTGATGCCGTTAAAGCCATGCAGCCAATAGGTTTGCACTTGCAAAAAAAAGTTGAAGGCCTCGATCCCTTCGAACAAGATGATAAAATCTCCTAGTGGCTTGGTTTGGCGGACAAGGTCAGGCGCATTTAAGCCGAACCGCTGGTATTTGTCCGCCAAATCGACCTCTGGGGCTAGCTCCCCTTGTCTTTTCCAGAAGTAGCCAGCGGCGTTAAGTTTCCCAGTAATTGGTTTTTGACCTCGATGCTGGTAAGCCCCACTTGGAATCCGGACTGGTAAGCATACAAGCTACGCACCGCCCACGGCTCGGCCAGCACGACCTGCTTTACGGCGTTATCAAAGGCGACGGGTTTGTTGTTTTCACCCAACGTTTTGGCGTCAAGCAACGTTTCTGCCAGCACGTCCTTTTGCAGCAGTTTTTTATCTTCCATCCGTGCCTCCCATTCCGTGGGGCTGAATATTTTTAATTCCACCTCCATTTCATGCTCGAACACTTGTGTAAAATCGCCCTCTTCAATCAACAGCGCAACAAAGCGCCTGCTTTCTCGGCGCCCAAACCTGACGGCATTTGTTTTTGTAGCCATATTTATTACCCTTGTTAAGAAAAAATCAATTGAACACTAATTTAAAATCAATGCCGCCCGCTTCGTCCGGCAAGATGCTCAGCCCCAGATCATACTGACGGATGCCATCCTGCTTGGAATCCCCTGGTGATTCCATAATGGCGGTCAATGGGGCTATCATGGATATTTGGTTGCCAGGGTAACCGTTGACAAACCACGACTTAAGGGCGTCACCCTTGTTTGCCGCGCTATGCAAATCAAAGTCCGCAAAAGTGGTCTTATCCATCGACGCTTTTATCTGGCTAGCGCGTGACATGATATAGATGCCCTCGTCGTTGGGCACGTTGCGGTAAAGCACTTTGTTACCAATATCCACCGAAAACTTGCTGAGCGCGGCGTTTTGGTAACCCATAATAGCCAGCGAGTAGGTGTTGCCTGCCGACACCGGCAGGCTAGGCACGTAGCGCGACATAGTGGTGGCGGGTCGGCTACTGTCTTCGCAGATACCGACCAACCCTGTCAGCGTAAATTTTACTTTGTCAGATTCGCCGCTGTTGCGGTCAAATGTGCACGTCCCTTTGCAGGCGACAAACCGATACAACACATCTTCTTCATAGTAATAAATGCTAGTGCTTTCTTCGCCTGTTGAGTTGCTTAATGCAGTGTAGGATACAAACGGATTAATGCTGTAGTCCGTGTTGGTGTTGGGGTATTTGCTTAGGGGCCAGTCAACCGATGCAAACAGGCTTGTGCCGTCATAAGCAGTAATCAGCCGCGACTGGCCGATGGTGTACGCCTCACCTGCCACCGCTGCCTGGACCAGGTTCCCCGCCAACATGCACTCTTTGGTTGTTGCATTAAAGGCCGCAATCAATTGCTGCTCTAGCACGGTAAAGGTTGATGTGCCAGTTGGCAGGACGGATAGTTTTTTTGCCAGCAGGCATTTTCTAGTCTTGACGTCATAGCCAGCAATTCTGATCGTTTCAGGGTCGCCGCCCGCCGTCACGACCCTCAGCAACATGCCCCTTAAATTGGCAGTGCCCACTGCATCGACGGGCAAATAGACGACCGACAATGTGGAATTATGTGCCACATTATCCACCACAGTGCCGCTATAATGGACTAGCGACAACTGGTAACCGACCAGGTCGTCCGTGGCAAACAATATCTTATAAACCTGGTCAGCGGCGGTGGCCGTGTAGGCCGGGCTAACAGTCAGTGTTTTGGTTGCCCCGTCATAACCGGTGGCGGTGCTGGTCTCGCTGCCGACGGTCACGCCTTGGCCGACATAATCGCCATCCACACTGGATGCGGTCGCGGCCAGCACGACTGTTGATGTTGTCGACGCGGATCCGGCAGTGCCCGAGGTCTCCACTGTGTTAGCTGCCAGCTTGACTAGATTCTTGGTGGCCGCACTAGGGGCTTGTGCTGCGCCTGACAGCACTTTTACGTTAATAGTATGTCCTGCCCAATAGTCATCCGTGCTGGAGCTGCCCGCCGCCAAGATAATGCCAGCCTTGCTGCCCCCTTGCGCCGTGCTGTTAATTGCGGCGGTTGACTGTAGCCGCTGCATGGCGCATGAGCGCAGCAACACATCAGTCATCGGCAGCGCCCCCGGTTTGGCCACCCCGTTCGCCCCGCCCAGGGCTAGGTCGCACTCGATTTCTATCGTGCCGCTTTCGGCAACAAATTTTTTCCGGTCATTGCCGCGCATGGATTTTACCAGCGGCGCATCGACAAATTTCTTGTCGCGCTTGACGGTCAACGAATTGACCACAATCACGTCTGCGGCTTCGGGCAAGCTGTCAACCCCTGGCGCCGCTTCTATTTTTACCAGGATTACCGTCTGGTCTTCCCTAAAAATGGCCCGTGTCATTTCTTCACCTTTTCGGTTGGTTTAACATCATTTTTTTCGTTTTGTTTTGGCGCTTCCGCCACTGCTGCCGTTGGCGTTGGCGTTGGCGTTGGCGTTGCTGTTTTTGCACTGGCCGGCAGTGGCTGCGGGGTTTCGCCATCAAAGAAATACGCATCCCGCTTGGCGTCATACCAGCCGGGCTTGCCCGCTTTTACAAACTCTTGGTGTGTCTTTCCTGTCGCATAGTGCTCTTTTTTGTCCATAAATCCTCGCTGTTAAGGTTGTCAGGCGCTAATAAAGCGGCTGGATTGATAAATTTCCCGCCAATAGTGGCTGCCGTCTTTCAGCAGGATCAGATCGCCGCTAACGTACTCCATCGGCAGATAATCTTCGCTCGGGGCGTGACCCAGCAATTGCTCCATAAGCAGATCGCAAAAGCCCTCGCTTTCATCCGCGTTGCCGCCGCCTTTGCCGTCTTTGACGTTGCGGGTGACGACAACCAGCCCGATAAATTCCGCCCGCTTTTGCCGCACCCTATTGATTGCCGTGTTGGGGTGGGCACGGTTGCTTTGCCGGTAGATATAGCAACCAGGCGCAAGCACAGCGCCTTTTATAATGGCCTCCAAGTCCGCCGCTGCCGCAACTTCTTTAAAGCCAAGGTTGGCATCTTGTATTTTTGTTGCAACCAACTGCCGCAAGGTCATCGCTGACCTCTGCCAAACAAGCGTGGTGGCGATTCGACCGCCACCACCGTCTGCGTATCAGCCAGGCTGCCGCTATCGTCCATCCCCAGTTGTACATCGCCTTTGGCCACCATTTTTAACCATGCGACGGCGTCGCTATAGCGCACCTTAACCATGCTCTCTTTATCAAGGTCAAGGTTTTGATACAGGTTGTAACGGGCAATATCACATGCCCGACTGACCAAACCCGCAGGCACGGACGGCAACGGCAACGCGTACTGGGTCAGGTAGCTGTTGATTTCATTGGCGGCGTCGGTCATTTTCAGGGTCAGCACCGCATCATCAATAACCTCCCCGCTGGCATGGTCGGTGCGCTGCGCAAGTTCCAGCTCGCCAAACCGGTCTATCATGTCCTGCTTGGTGCAATACATGGACGCTACCCGATGACGGTCAACATGGGCTCGGCTTTCAATTGCTCAAGCTCGCTTTCTTTTAGGCTGGCCAAGTCAATTTCGGTCGTTCCGTGCCATTCGCGTCCTGCCCGCCGGAAGCCGTCACGCTTGGCGATGACGGTAATCGGCTTGGTTTCTTCTTTGGCCTCGGCTTTGGTTTTTTCTTTGGCCTCGGCTTTGGTTTTTTCTTTGGCTTCCGCCTTAGCCTTGGCTTGTACTTCTAGCTCTTCTTGGGTTGACATAAACAGCTCCGGTGTGCGGGTTAAGGGCTAAACAACCCAGGGCGTGACCAGCAATGATGCCGTACCACGGTAGACGTTGGTGTTATTACTGACCATTTCGGCATTGAGTATTTGCAGCGCGGCTTTTTCTAGCGAGGGCGGCACAACAAGCAACGTCGGCTTGGTGTTCAGGGGCTTGCCGTTGTCGCCGGTAAATGACATCATTGCCGCCCGCGCCGCCGCGTAGCTGTCAATATCCAATATTTGCTTGCTGGCGTAAGCCATTTGCCATAGGCCATAGCCGACATTGCCGCGACCTTCCGACCCATAAATAAACTCCTTGCGCATAAAGACGTTTTCATCATCGTCTTTGGTCAAGGCAACAAAGTTATATGCCTTGCGCGGCTGGTAAATGATCGGCTTGATAATGCGTGAGGTGTCGAGCAGATACCAGGCCGTCCCTGACCCGCCACCTGAATTTGACACGCTGGCACCCTTGACCGGGTGGTCGGTGTCGAAAAAATACTGGCCGTCATAACAAGCCGTGGCGAAACCCGCTTTCAGCAAGCTAAAACACAGCTCATCAGGATGCACTCTGGCGTCTTGCCCAAGTTGGGCGATGACGGGGGTATAAACCCCGTAGCTATCATCTTCAATGTCGTTTCGGGGGATTTTTACCGTGTTTTCAAAATCCCTATTTTTGATGGTGTAATCGTGCGCTTGCAGATTTTGGATTTCCCGGTCGCCCAGCCACTCGCGAAAGCCCGTGGATTGGCCTAGCCAGCCGTAGGTTTCCTTGGCGGTGGTTGATGGGGCGACCATCGCAATCTGCTGGTACTGGCTTTCCGCCGCCATAAACGCCTGGTTGAACGCGGTGTTAAAACCGGTCTGTAGCGTGCGCAGGTTTGCCGTGTTGATAATCATGTCGTGTCCTTGTAGTTAAAGTGCCCGGTGTTAAGTGAATTCGACCCACACGCCGTCATCATCGACGGCGATGATTTTTCCGGCCACCGAGCGCGTGCCGGTGCCGTCATCGCCCGCCACGGTTTGGTCATCGACGAGGTAGGCCGTCCCAAAGGTGTCCGCCTGCACAATGTCACCGGCATTGGCAAACTTAAACCCCCCGCGCCTGACGGTCACGCTGTACCCGCCACTACTGATGCCCGTGGTGTCCAGGGTTTCTTCAACCCGTCCGACCGCTTTTAAGGTGGTGGCGGTCGCGCCGGGGGTTGCCCAGCCCGATGCATCGATGCAGGCTATCGCACCGGTGTAAAATGTTTTGTTGGTCACCGCCGGAACGGCAATCAGGTCCCCGGCGCGTTGTTTGGTGTCGCGTTCTTTGGTTAGTGCGGTCATGATAGTTAGCCTGTTTTGGTTGCCAGATAATCGGCTTCACCCAGCCCTAAGCGCTTGCACATGTCTTTTTCTTCGTGCGTCAGCTGGGCTGGCGTATCTTGTCGGGCAGTGGTGTCGGATTGGCGCATGGTCAGCGCGGCGATGGGGCTGGCGGTGGCGATATAATTTTCCAGCGCCGCGTAATCCTGCTCGCCCAGCCGTGTTGCCCAATCCACTAGCGGTGGGGTGAGTATTGCCGGATGGGCGGCTATTAGTGCTGCGACCTTGTGTTTTTGCTCTTCTTTGGCGTTTGTGCCGAGTTGTTGCTGCACGGCCAACATGGCGGCTATGGGCACGTATTTGGCCGGATCAGGTTCGGCAACAGACAACGCGGCGATTTTGTCGTGCTGGGCGTTGATAAGTTCCGGCAGGCTGGCGGCGGCGACCGACTGGCCTTCGCCGGACAATATAGCCTTGAGCTTATCCAGTTCTGACAGCATCTCTTCCGGCGTGGTGGTGAGCGGCAAATTCAGCAAATACCGCAAACGCTCCATCAGTTCTTCATTCATGGTGGTGGTGTCCTGTGGGTTGGTAAAACCCACCATCGCCGCCGCCAAGGATACGGGCAGCATGTTGTCGATGGCGGGGGTGTTGGTCAGGGCGATACTGATAATGTTTTCAGGTTCGCCCGTGTTATCGTTGTAAATAAAGACAGGGCTGAGATAGCGATACTCGTCAGCATCAATCAATGTTGCCGCCGCCGCCTTCCAGTCCGGCTTGACGGCAAACAGACCTTCACCGTCGCGCCAAACTAGCGAATCCGTTTTTAACCAGGCGGCGGCAGGGGCTTTATGCCCCGACTGGCTGGCAGTCAGGCTTTGGTGTTCATAATCGATTAAAATGTCATTTTTGCGCCGGGCAACAGTGGTAATCAACTGCTTTGCCGCCGCCGCATCGAGCCGCCAAGGGCCCGTGCCAAGCATCGAGCCCAGCGGCACATTGAATTCTCCGGCAGGAAAAATCTGCACTTCGTCAGCAATGTTTTTTGGCAAATTGACGATGCAAGCGCCAATAGCCTGATGATTTTTAATGAGTGTTTTGGGTGCTGGCATCGGGCGCGACAGGTTTTTTTGAGGTGCGTCCAGTGTAGGGTTTTTTGCCGTGTCAAGGCAGCAATACGGGTATTGCCAAGGCGGTCATCGGATGGTTTTTTGAGGGTTTTTTTAGACGTGCGGAATGGACCAGGCGCACCCAACGACCTATGAATTGTTATAAAAAGATTGACTTTTTAAAAATGCTTAAATCCTTTTCTGTTTGCGATATAAGGCGTTTTTTGCTTTAGCCTTGCCTTGGCATTGCTTTTTTGTTTTCTCGATTTTAGTTTTAAATCAATTGCCTGTAGACGTTTTTAGTATGGAATAAAAACGCCTTTCTAGGCCATTTTGGCGGCCTTTGCGGTTGGCTTATGTTTTTTTTAGGCTTTATAGCCCTGCGGCACGCTGCCAAAAGTTGCCGATAATAGCCGTAACATCTGCCTCGTCACCCGCAGAAAAACCCAAATAACTGCGCCCTGGAATATCGCCCCACAGCCACGGAAAATCGGTTTTTTTGCCGCCGAATTGCATCATATTTGCGTACACCACATCACTGCCAATCTCCACGCCGTCGGGCAAAACATTATGGGTGATGCTGCGATTAAGCCGCCCGGTGTCCCGTAAAATTTGCCCCTCGCCGCCACGCCGGTTGGCGAGCGTCGCTTCGCTTAACGGTGCCCAAGCTTGGCCGTCCGGGCTGTGTTGGCCGCGAAAATTTAAGTGGGTGCTGGCGACCATGTGCGCCCCCACCGCGTCCATGGCAGGGCGCAAATGGCTGGGGAATTGCGCCAACAGTGTGAGGGCGTTGGTGACGGCTTGGCTGTCCACATCAATGGTGATGGCGGGCATTATTTTGCCCCTTCGGCCACGCAGTCCCCGCCCGCTTCAATCATCACCATTTCCATTAGGAATTCAGGGTCTGCGTCCGGGAATTTTTCAAGCAATACATCCAGCCACTTGTCGGTGGGCGTATCCTGTTTGATGCGGTCTAGCTCTTCGTTGATTGCTTGGTCTAGTTTTATCATTTTAACCATCCTAATTTACTAAAAATACTGTCTATTGCTGCCGATATAGGGACAAAATCATCATCTTGCCACTGCCTATGTGCAACCCAGTCATGGTGCAGCGGATTAGGCGCCCTAATGGCATCCAGCTGCCCAACCAGTAGCGGGTTGCCGCTTTTTGTGGCGATATACTGCGCATAGCTGCGTGCCCATTGCTCGCGCCTTGACAGATAATACGCCATTTTTGGATTACCGACCTTTAGCAATTCGGTCGCCTTGCTCGCATCAACTGCCGCTATCCATTCATCCATCAGGGGGCTTGATTCGCTTGCGAACACGCTAACCCCTGATATAGCCTGGTGGTCAATAAAATGGCCAATTTCATGGGCCAGCGTCAGTTCACGATGAGGTGCCAATTTACCTGTATTGATTTTTATATTGATTGGCTTGCCGCCAATAAGATAATGGTACGATCCGGCAGATCGTTTTGATGTTGTTGCAACTACCGGAATAGCGGGCAAGTTGCTGACACTATGGATGGCATCTATTTCAGCCAGAATAAGTTTTGCTGACTGCCTTGCCTTGCCTGATTTTGGCAAAATTAAGGCATCCTTTATTGTGCCTGCCTGAGCTGTTTTGGCAACAGCCTGGGCGTCAACCACTTCCGGCAGTGCGTTTGCCAATGCCCCACCCATAGCCTTCCTTTCCCCAATTGCCTTATTGACACCCTCCAGGCGGTCTTGCGGCGAATAATCCCAGCCTGCGTCTGGCTGCATTGTTGCTGGATTGTATGCTTTATTGAGCCCCTCGCCATCTATCGACCTCGCTTTGGCTTGGGTTTCAGTCAGGCTAATTAGCCCGCATCGGCACCGATAACCGTTTAGCGGGCTTATCCGCCGCCAGATCGGGTCGTTGACCGGACGGATGAAGCCATCCAGGGCTTTGTGTGCGGGGCGGGTGCGGGTGTCGTTGAGGGCATCGTACATCAGGTACGGGCGGCTGTCTTGGGTACGGGTGATCTGCTCCCATCGCCCCGCCATGTATTGGCCTTGGATATTGGTGCGAAAAATATTGTCCAGCCGATATGCGGGCAGCTCCAAATCCTTTACGGACTGATTGCGCTGCCATTGTTTAAACGTCTGTCCGTTGGCCTGGGCTTTGTTCAAATCGCCCAGCACCGCCTTTAGTTGGTCATGCGCCGCGATGCCCGCAATGGAAAAGGCCTTTTGCCGCGCCAACCCTTGCAGTTGCCCATAATAGATGTCCGGCAACACCACGACCCTTGCCTCGGCGGCACGGATGGCCTCGAGAAAGTGGACAGGGCCGCCGTCAACGGGCGGAAGGCTTAGCGGTGGCGGCATAATCAGCCCTCAATGCCGTGGACATAGCCTAGGATGTCGGCAGCGAACAACCCATAGCTTAGCGCCTGGGCGAATTCGTCCTGACTGCTGCCTGACATGAGCGCTGCGAGGCGGCGCTCAAAGTCCTCAGGGTCTGATGCGGCCCGGATGGCAGCACGGATCAGGTCGGCGTTGACCGGACTGCCGAGCTGTGCCAGCAATTGGTCGCCCAAGGCTTCCACGGCTTGCTGTTTGGGCGTGAACACGGGGCCGATGATTTTTATTCCCGTGCTGGCGGCGGCAACAGTGGGCGCTATGACAGGCGGCGAGCTAACCGGCACGCCCAAGACCAGCTCATCCCCTTCCGGCTCCGGTATCTTGAGCTTGTCGTGGGCATAACGGGCGGGTATTTTCATGCCGACCCCCACCAGCTTGGGCAGGCTGTCGGCGTACAATGCCAAATCTTCGGCTTCGCCGGTGTCAAACACCAGGCGCGGACAGCGCCTTAAGCTGGTGATGCCGCCTTTGTTCAGCAACAATAGGACATATACCAGGTCACGGGTCAGGGTGCCGGCAAGCTGGCGGCAGTCGGCGTTGCGGATGTCGGTGCGCACGTCCTGATGGACATTGCCCAGGGCGTTGGTGCTGGTCTTGCCGTCCGCTTGGCTGGTGAGTGTGCCGCCTAGGATGCACTTGGACTGGGCTTTGTCCGCCCAGGCCACCATGTCCAAATGCCCGGTGTTCGCGCCCAATGCGGCATTGATGATTTCTATTTCCATATCAGCAGGCATAATGGCGCGGGCGTCGTGGCCTAAGGACTGTACCGCCCTGAGCAAGGAGCGTTGCTGGTCAGTGGTTGCGCCGGACGGGTATTTGCCCTTGATGATCGGCAGGCCATAGGTTTCAAGAAATTCGGCAAAGTCACCGAGGCCGTAAATTTTGTATAAAAACGGCCATGCCAGCACACGGTACAGCGGCATCTTGCCTAGGTAGCCGGTTTTTGCCAAACCGTGGCTGTGCATGATCCAGCCTGCCGGCCATAGCTGTGCGCCATCGGCTGAACCATCACGCAGGCGCAGTTCACGCCTATCCATCGACAATTGAAACCATTCTTGCGGGCGATGCTCAAAGCTAGGCAGCAGCTCGCCGCCATCCTTATGCCAAGTCAGTTCCAGGGCGGAAAAGCCGTGGCCGACCCCATCCATCAACGCCTTCACCAGGTCTTCAAAATCCGGCAAATCGCCCAGCACCTCTTCGGCGTAGGCCGCGAGTTTCTTTTCTTCAGCCGTGGCGTTACGGGGCGGCACAATAGCCCAGTCCAGTGTGCCCGGGGCGGATTTGCGCTTGTCCATTTCTGCGTACAGGTGCGCGTCCCGCTCCAGCATGTCTTCGAACAAAATGGCCTGGTCAGCCAGATTTCCAGCAGCGGCTGACGCAAACAATTGCGCCAGCCGTGCAGGGGATAAGCCCGCCGCCGTATTGACGTCGTGCCAAAAATGCTGCAACGCCGTGATGGTGGCGGTTTGCGGCTCTGCCAGCTGGGGTGGGCTGATGGGGTTGCCGCGATGGTCTAGGATGGTCATAGTTTTTTAGGCTCACATGCGCCGTGACGCAAAATCGTTATCATCATTATCGCGTTTGCCGGAATTTCCCCGCGCATGACGGGGGATGGCAATAAAGCCATCAGTGGCAAAGTGGCTGGCGTTGCGGGCGGCAAAGTCGGCCAACGCCAAGGCAATTGCATAGTCGGCGTGCCGTTTGATGCCGTCTTCGTTTTCGGCGGCGACGTTGGGCGGCTTGATGATGCCATCTACCCGTTCCAGGTCACGCAGGTCGCTGTCATGCTCGCTGTCGCGCGGGATGTCCATCAAATCACTTTCAAAGGCATCAATAAACGCCCCCATGTTGTCGCGGTACCAGTTTTGGCTAAAGGTGACTTCAAGGACGTTGTTCCACTTATCCCAGGTCTCTTCGGCCAAGTTTTGCCCTGGCCCCGTGGCATCCATCGCGCCGCCGCTAAAGTTTGGCAGTGCGGCTATAAAGCACCACAGCACTTGCTTTTGCTGGGCAATGGGGCAGTTATGCAGCTCAATGACAAACGGCACATAACGGCATAAATTTATTTTTTTGGTGACCGGGGTGATGACGGACAAATGGCCTTTGCGGGCAAAGTCCATGCCGAACCACCAGCGGTTGTTGTTGTCCAGCGCATCCAGCAACGGCTTTAGGTGCTTTTGAATCCAGGCTTCGGCTTCCCGCGCACGCGCTTCGGGTGGCCAGTATTTAAAGTTATCATCCAACGACCAGCGCAGTACAGGGCGCTCTTCCTTCATCGCCCGTTCTATCCATAAGCCTGGAATGGCCGAACCGTCGCCGTCACGCGGGATGGTGTCCAGCTCTTCACGCATGGCGGATTTACGCGGCCCGTAGCCTTTGCGGATGCGCAGATACCAGTCTTTTTTGCCCTCGTCGGTGGGCTTTTTGCCCTGCATGAAACAGACGCGCTCATAGAGGCCATTGGCGACGCATTCATCAAAGGTGATGCTGAACACGTCCGCCGATTTGCCGTACTGCCCATTCCTGACATCGGAGACCAATTGGTTGAACGGGTTTTTAACGCCGTTGTGGGTGCTGATGACGCGTATCTTGCCGCCCCAGATCAGCAATGCCGCCGCCGACTCGATGACGACGCCGACGTTTTTATGGAAGGCTGCCTCGTCTATATTGACAATACCCTGCAAGCCGCGCAGGTTTTCAGGGCGGCTGGACAGGGCGACGATACGGAAGCCACTGGCAAAGCGGATGCGAAAAGCGTTGATATGCTTGCTGTCACCGCCTTTGGTGTCTTGGTCTTCAAACAAGAATTGCTCAATCTGGCTGACCGCACTGCCGCCCATGCTCTCGACGATGGTGCGGGCAAACTTGGCGCAATAACCAATGAACTCCAAACCCTTTTCGCGGGTGTCGCCAAGGTAAAACACGTTCATGCCACCAGCGGACTTGATGGATGCAGCGGTGATGGTGTCATCTAGCGCGGTTGCCAGGGTGATGCCTGAGCGCCGGCACTTTTCGGCAATCGCCAGGTCAACGCTGTGCATCAAATTGACCCATTCGGTCTGGTGTTTCATAAACACGCCGCTTGCCAATGGGTTGAAGCCATCAGGAATGGCGCGGACTCTTTCCGGCAATTCGTCCCATTCGATAATGCGCTGGGTGTCGCCTAAAGCAGGCAATGCGGATTTCATTACACCCCGCCCTGTAACACTTCATTGCGTAAAAACTGGGCGAATTCTTTATTTAAACCCCGCGCTGTAGCGGCTTTCTCAACGTTTTTTGCCGCTTGTTCGGTGGCTTCCTTGGCGGCTTCGCGCTTGATTTCAGCCGCTCTTTTTTGATTAATCGTAGCGGATTGCTCCAATTGTTGCTGGCTGGTGGTCAGGTCTTTAATCATACTGACCACGGTTTTCATTTCCTTGGTGTCCAAATTGGCTTTATTCATTGCCCCACGGATCAGCGGCATGAATTTCATAATCATCAGCCTCAGC